TGTCACCGACGATGCGGAGGGTGAACACCCGGCCACGGTCGGTCATGGGCGCCTCACACCGGCTTATTCCAGTAACGGTCGAGCACGTCGGCTATCGCATCGAACCAATCCTCTGCCACCTCCCGGCCACGAGCCCGGATCACCGGATAGAAGAAATATCCGACCTTGCCGAGATGAGGTTGGAATTGTTGGGTGGTGGCTCGAGCCCTTCCACCGAATTCCGCACCAAACATCACATCCCGGATCGGCGTGCCGGATGAGAGCTTGCCGGTGCCCATGGCCACCACCGGTATCCGATCCCGGCGAGCCTTCACCGACGATGCCACCCTCCGGGCCAGCCGGGTACTACCGCCCGAATTGATGCTCGAGGCGAGATCACCGGCGAGAGCTTGGGAGGCGTCCCGCACCTCGTTTTGGAGCGCCTTATCCATCTTCGATAGGGCGCGGAGAAGGTCATTCACACCCTCCACCCGGATCGGCGTATTACCGGCGCTTTTTGCTGGCACGCTCCACCTCACGGAGTACACCGACCATGGCGTTGTATTCGGCCACGGTCACACTTCCAAGCGCTCGCGGGGAGAGCCCATAGGCGTAGGCGATCCGGCTCCGTTCCCGGAGCCGGGAGTCACGGTAGGGTCCGGCTCCGGCACCTCCGCTAGCGCCGCATACACCTCACGGAGCGGCCATCGGCGCACCGCCTCCCACGTGAGCTCCGGATTGGTGCGCCGTTCGATGAGCCACGTGAATCCGTAGATAGCCTTCAGGTTGCTCCAAAAGTCACCGTCGGTCGGATCGACACCACCGACGAGATCCCGGAGCTCGTCGAGCTCGTCGAGGGTGAGATCCTCGAGCCGATCCGTCCCGCCCCGCGCCGTCACTTGGATTTACCGGTGGCCGCCGCCGCCTCTGCCATGGCCGGGGTGTACGCCGCCCACACCGGCTCCCCGGATTTGATGGCATAGGTGAGGCTTGGATTGGGATTGGTGCCCGACTCCCAAACCCCGGCGTTGGCCGGATTGAATGGGAGCTCGATAGTGAATTGGCGTTCTTGGGTGGCGTCGTCGTCGGTCCGCTCGAACACCAACACCTCTTGACCGACGAATGGCTCCACCGCTTGTTGGAGCGATAGAGGATCGGTGGCGGTGCCATATGACACCCTCCAATCGACGGTCCATTCCCACGTGATTTGGCCGGTGGCTTGAGCTCCCGGATTGCAATGGGTGCCCACGTCGATGTTTTCGATGTTGGGTGTCGCCTCGTCCCGGTTGATGTAGCACGAAACATCCACCCTCGTGGTAGGGGTGGCCGGATCGGCAAATTCGATCACCGGGCGCCGGAGCACCTTGGGTAGAGCGGCGGGCATTACTTACCTCCAATCAATCGCGGAACATTGTCAAATCGAGCACCCCGGCCAGGTAGTCCACACCTCCCGCCTCCACCGGACCGATCCGCCCTAGAGCCTCCACCGCCACCCCGTCGAGGGTTTCGCATATGGCGTATGAGGTTTCACCCAAAGAGATGAGGGTGTCCCACGTTCCGGCCAGGGAGAATCTCCCCGCGATCACCACCACGGAGAGGCGCACCGTGTAGAGGCAATGGGAGCCACCGGAGGTGAGTAGAGGATCCGCGGCGGTGACCACCACCGCCGGAGCCACCACCGTATCCACCGGGCGCGCCCATACCGTCACCGCATCGGGGAGCTCCGCCTCGAGAGCATCGGCCACCTCTGCCATGGCCGGAGCAATGATCGGAGCGGTGCCGGTGACGGTGGCCATCATGCGATCCCAAATGAGAGGCGTTCCCCGGTGAGAAGGCTCACCAAGTCGGGATCATGGCGCATCACATACACCGCGCCAGTCTCGAAACCTCCGGCGATCCCAAACGGCGCTTGGAATCGGTCGAAGTAGCGGACGGCGGCCAGAGTCACGAATTGGCGCCCTTGCGCCGTCTCGAGATCCGCCTCACCGCGCCCGGTGAGGTGAGCCCACAATGAGCACGCCGCGTCGAGCGCCCATCCGATTTTCTCGTCCCGCTCCGGCTCCGACGCCACCCCAAGGATGGCGCGGATGTCGTCCACCGTGACACCGCAAGCGCCGGTTGGAATCGGAGCCGGAACGGTCACCCTCTGAGCCCTTAGCTCTTCGCCGCCCTTGCGGCCAGCGCGGTGTACTTCACGATTCCCGCCGGGTAGAGCGGGAGGTGGATGGTGGCACCGAGGATGCCGATGTCCCGCCCCATGAGCGCCACATTGTTGGAGGTGACGGTTTCGGGCGGATTCTCCGACTTGCGGAGGCTCTTCTCATTGAATTGCACATCGGCGGCGGAGGCCGGTGAATGGAAGGCGGTAACACCGCCGACGTTCACGCTCTCCGCGGTGAAGTCGGGCCCTGCACCGAATGAGATCGACGGTTGGGAAGGATTGAGCAATCCGACCACCGCCTGCCATGAGGCGGTGGTGAGGGCCAGCCGATCACCGGGCACCCCGGTAGCCGCCCGGATCTCCGCCGACGTGGCGATCACCGCCGCGGAGAAGGCACCCCAATCCGCGGTCGGGAGCACCGCACCGCCGACGGTGGCCGCCGCCTCCGTGTCGGCCACGAATTCTGTTTCCGTGGCGTTGGCGTACTGATCCATGAGATCGGATGTGACCACCTCGAGCACCGACGGATCGGATTGAGCTATGAGCTCCAATGCCACATCCACGCCACCGGCGAACCATTCCATCGGATAGTTACCGGGCGCCACGGTGAGCTCCCGGGATGGGATCTCCGTCTTTTCGGCGCCACGCTTGCCGACGAGGGTGTGCTGTGTGATCCGCGGGAAGGCGAGCCCATACCCGGAGGCGGGGAATCCGACGGTCCCGGCGGCGGAGAAGAACGGGCGGAGGTTGTTGATGTAGCCCAAGAGCTCCGACACCCACGCATCCCGGATGAGCCCGGAGGCGTTCCCCGGGGCGGTGCCGATCACATCGGCCAGCGCTCTCTTCTCTCCGGGAGCTTTGGCCACCGTGACGAGTAGCTCCGCCATGGCGCGGTGGAGGCTCATCGGCGGGACCACCTCACCGGCCACGGAGATGTTCGAGATTTGATTGCGGAGCTCCCGCCCAAGGTGTTCCATCCGCGCCTCGAGCCGGGTTTCGAGCTCCGTGGTGTCCGGGATCGGCGGTGCCTCCACCTCCGCCTCGTCCACCATCACATCATCGGCCATACCTTCTCCTTCCTCTCGTACCGCCAGTACCGCGGCGGACGGATAGGCGGGGAACGTCACCAATGACGCCTCCCGCAATCGTGCTTTGGTGTGGACACGTACACCCTTTTCTCTCCGATGCTCTCCGGGCTCGAATCCGACGGAGAGCCCGCGGGTGATCCCATCCCGGATGAGGCTTAGCGCCTCCCGGGCACGTTCCGTATTAGCTAGGCGGAACGTGCCATGAGCGCCGTCGGATTCGTCCCGGAGCTCTGTCATACGTCCGAGAGGTGCGGAGGTGTCGTGCTGCCAGAGCAATACCACGCTCTCCGGCTCCACCTCCGAAAAGACTCCCGGGGCGAATGCCTCCGCCCCATCCGGGCGATCCGTGGTCACCCCGTAGGGCACGATGAGCCCTTCTATGGTGCGCCCATCACCGTCGGGCTCATCCCGGATCTCCCATTCGGGCTCGAGTACGAATCTCACACCGGCACCTCCGCATCCACGAATCCAAACGATGTTTCACGTAGGGCTTGCTCGAGAGGTACACCCGCGCCGGCGAGAGCTTGAAGGGTCCGGGCCCTGGTTTCGAGATCCTCCCTGAATAGAGGCCGCTTATCGAATTCGATGGGCGGTTGGCCGGGGAGGGTGGCCCATCCTTGCTCCACGATTTCGATGTACGCGTTGAGGCACCATTCCACGAAGTCTGCGCCGATGGCGGCCAGGTTCCGGTAGGTGACCGATGAGGCGCCGCCTTGGATGGCCACCTCCAACATATCCGACGGGATGTGGAAGGCTCGAGCTACTTCCTGAGCGGTGGAGGCGCGGGTTTCGAGCCATCCGATATCCGCCGGGGAGAGCTCGATCGGCTCATATTCGACACCCATATCCAACACCGCCGTATTGCGGACGCCGTTACGGGCGGCGTGCCACCGATTCCGGATCGCCTCCGCCTCATCCTCTGTCAGAAGGGTGTTCGTCTTGAGTACACCGGAAGGCACCCCGGAGGCGGAGAAGAGGCTCGATCCCCACCCTTCCGAATGGGCGGCGCCTTCCCACGTTTGACGCGCCGCCTCTATCGGTGAGAGGCCACGGAGCTCCCCGGGACGTGGATGGAATCGGAGGTGGCGGATACGTTCCGATGGGAGATCCCGGGTTTCATACCGGTAGGTGCGGAGGCGGCGGCGCAAGGTGTCATCCCATTCGACATCGACGAGAGCCGGGTCCAGCACCTGCATGGAGTCGATACCGCGGTCGGTCGGTGTGAGTAGCCAAAAGGCATCCCCGGACCATGCAAGGCTCCATACGGTCTCGAATAGGAAATCGAACCGGGTGGAGAATGGGTCCGGTTGGCGGGAGAGCGGGGTGGAGGTGAAGGTGTCGAGGCGTGCCACCGATGCGGAGATGAGATCGATGGCGGCGTATACCGCCGGTACCGCCTCCGGTGAGATTTGGCCATGGCCCTGGTGCCACACAATCGCATCCAATTGCCATTCGAGCGGATAGGCGGAGGGATCGGTGTCGGTGTGGCGGATCTCGAGCTCGAGCGGCGGTGCCATACGTCGTAGCCGATCCATGAGCCCCATGGGTGGAAACCTACACCCTCATCCCGATACCTTCAACCTCTAGGTGAGGGTTAGGGTTGGCGAGCTCCGGTGGTGCCACGTTCCCGGTTTCCCGCTATTCCGTGAATCTCCCGCCACCGGAGCATTCAGTAGACGTGCGGGACGGCGCGCGGGGCGGCGGCGAGATGGAGAGCCCGGGCGAGAGCCATCACCCCGGGGATCGCCACCGGCGAATCTATCCGGGTGATCCGCCATGAACCGTCGGCGGCGGGACGCCGCCTTGCCGCCGTGATTTGGAGCTCGAGGGTGTCATCCCCACCGTGGATGAGGCGGCCAGCTAGGACCGAATCCCGGATTTGAGAGGATGCCACCACGAATCGTGATCCGGCCACGGCGGTGGTGTCGACGAGGCCGGGTGGGAGGCGATCTATCACACCTTGGGTGGTGTAAGGGTCGAATCCGATGCCTCGAGGCCGGTGGGTGCGAATCCAATCCTCCAACACCCCGGCCACCTCCGCCTCGTCGGCGGCCACATCCCACCATACAACCGGATCGGCCACATACCGGGGCGCGTGGCCGCTGGCACGTGCCACCGCCAGGATCACCGCGGCGCCGGTTTGCGGATCTAGATCTACCGCACCGATGAGGCTCCCCGGATCGGTCCGGACCGATGAGAGATCCTCCACCGCGCACGCTTGCCACGCCTCGAGCGGTACCGCCGGATCCGCGACGGAGGCCACCCACCGGCATAGCGCTTCAGTCTCGAACCGGGCGCCGTCATCGTCGGCGAGCTCCGCCGCCAGGGTGTCGGCGGTTATGAGCTCACCGAGAGCCGGATTCGCCTCACGCCACCCTTCCACATCGTCGAGCGCCCGTTCCGGAGCGGCGGACCATTCGAGCCATGCCAGCCGGGGATCGGTCCCGGGCGCGCCGGCGGCGGCACGTCCACGGTCCCGGAGCCGGTTGAGCACTACCGAATCGGGATCTCCCGCATTGGAGAGCACCCATAATTGAGGGTCCGGGGAGGCTCGCATGGTGTAGAGGGCGGCGGAATAGGCGGCGTCGTCCCGGTGCTCACGTGCCTCGTCGAAAACGATGAGATCCGAAGTCCATCCACGCCATGCCGACGGGCGCGGGGCAAGTATCCGATAGGTGGCACCGGATCGCAAGGTGAGCTCTTCCTGCCCGTTGGCCAATCTCACCCGGGCGATCTCCGCTCTCATCCACGCCGTAGATCGGCAGAGGTTCACGATTTCCTCGAACGTTTTCCGTGGTACTGCCCGATCCTGAGCGGTGTGGAGTACCACCCGGCTCCACCCCAACATCATCCCGGCGGTGATCCGACGTGCCGCCAATCCCGTTTTGCCATTCTGTCGGGCGACCACCACGCCGACGGTGCGGTACGCCCATCGGTCCCGTTCCCGTTCGAGCGCCACCCCGGCGGCGTACCTCTGCCATTCGAGCATCGGCCATCCGCACATCCGACAGAAGGCGTCCAACACCGGACCGAGAGAGGCTCTAGGGCTCCGTGGCGTGCCGATCCGCGGTGTCGGTGAGCCCGGGACCGATGGTGACGTTCCCGGCGAGAATCCCGGCGGTGAGATCCCGGAGCTCATCTAGGGGTGAACCTTCCGGGGTGGTCGGAATTCCGGCTCCGGCTCTCGCCTCCGGGGTGAGGTGTAGAGCGCGGAGCACCCCGGCGAACGTTTGAGCCACATACGCCACCCTGCCGGAATGGTCCGCATTGCCGAAGAGGGTGGCCGCCGCCGGTGAATGTAGATCGTCGAGGGTTTCGGCCAGTCTCCGGGCCAAACGTACCGCCGCCTGATCGGGACCATCCGGCTCGAGCCAATGAGCGGCGGCCACCGCCCGGTTCAATGCCGCCTCGAGAGCCCGGGCACGTGGCATTCCTAAAAGCCCTGGTGCCAGCGCCTTTTTGCGGCGTTTTTCTTTTGGCCGGCGCGCCGGGAGGCCGGGATTTCTGGCACCCCACCGCATCTCGTGATCCGTTTTCTGTCATTCGGTGTCATATCCGCCAGAGCCCGGAACCGCCGTTCCGCCTCGTCCCGTTCTTTTCGGATTGGGAGGGATGGGGAGGGAGAGGACAA